GAGCGTATTACTAAGTTAGTATCCCTGTTTATGTCCTCATTACGCCGGGCAAATGTCAGCGCGTACCCAGTAGAGGTAAGTGACATAGGCCGAAGTAAGTTAGTATCCAGCTTTATGAAGTGGATGGTGTCCAGTGGTTACATTCCACGGTTCTACAAGGAAATGGAACTGGGGGCTAACTACCTATTGGAGCGCGGTATCCTAGTCACCTATGTAGGCTGGCATCGAGAGGATCGTCGGTTTATCCAAAAACTGGACTTAAACCAAATTTCCGAAATATCCTTGGAGCTTGCGTCCGCTATTATAGATGAGCGCAAGGAGGATGATGTAATCGAATTGCTGAAGACAACCTTCGATGGCGTAACGGATGCAAAAGCAAAGAAAGCCATACGCCAGTTGCGCAAAAACGGAGAAGCGGAACTTCCTGTTATACGAAGACAGATTGATGCTCCGGACGTAAAGACATTAGCCCCGGACGGTGACTTTATGTTCCCTCCGTATGTTACGGACCCACAACGCGCACCCTACTGCTTCTGGCGCACTTACTACACAGCCCAGGAGTTACAGAACAAGGTAGCTACCGATGGTTGGGACGAAGGATTTGTTGAACACGTCATCGAACACTACCGAGGTGTAAACGTAGACAGCATTGAGCGCGAACAAGAGGGTCGTCGTTCAATCAGCCTTACTGACAACGCATACGAAGCGGAGGAGTTGATTGAAGTAGTACACGGCTACCAACGCCTAGTTGACCCCAGTGATGGTTCCGAGGGTATTTATGAAACCATCTTTCATCGCAACTTTGATGGAGATGAAGCCAACAACATCCAGAGTTACGCAAAATTTGAGTTGATGAACGGGTACGAGGACTACCCGGTTGTAGTTACGAAGTTGTCCGAGGATAATAAGCGTCTCTATGACACCATGACGATACCGGATGTATTGCGTGGTATTCAACACCAGGTAAAAGTGGAGCGCGATTCACGGATTGACCGCAATAGTATCGCTACATTTCCTCCAATTATGCACCCAGTGGGCAATGCGCCACAGGATTGGGGGCCTGGACGCTATATACCGTACCGCCGTAAGGGTGAGTTTGAGTTCGGTCCAATACCTTCCTATAACCCCGGATCCGTAGAGATGGAGTCCACGATGGAACGCCAGGCGGATGCTTTGGTAGGTTTGGACTTTAACGATCCTATTAGCCAGACTCGCCGTCAATTCCTGGTGGACAAGTACCTAGCGCACTGCGCTGAGGTGCTGCGAATGACGTATCGTTGTTATCAGCGATTCGGACCGGACGAAATCTTCTTCCGCGTAACAGGTAGCCCTGATGCGCAGGTATTCAACAAAGGCAACCCGGACGAAAATTTTGACTTAATAATTTCATATGACGTACTCAACACTGATCCTCAAGCTCAAGAAAATAAACTTAACCAGATTGTATCGCTTACGCAGTTGGATCGCAATGGTCGGATCGACGTTAACAGACTTCTGGACGTGGTTGCGAGTAGCATTGACCCAGTTCTTGCGGACGCTATACTCCAACCTGCGGAACAAGCTCAGGAGCAAATAGTCAAACAAGTAACTGACGATTTGGCTAAGATATTTGCTGGTATCGAGATGCCCGCCCGTCCTAACGGTGCGCAAATCGCAATGGGACTTATTCAGCAATACGCACAACAGCCGGACATTCAGCAACGCCTCCAACAGGACGAAGCCTTTAGAGGTAGACTGGAGAAGTACCAGGGACAGTATATGTTCCAGATACAACAACTCCAGAACGCGCAGATTGGTAGAATTGGCACACCACCCGCACAAATGGGTGATGTACAAACCCAACAGATACAGTAATGGCAGATAACATATCCACTACACAGCAGGGGGTTCGGAGGGCTGGTGAGATGTCCGAAAAAAAACGTAAAGAAACAATGGACGGCATAATGGCGCAAATACAACAAGCTCCTGATAACATAGCCGAAGTCGAACGCGCCATTCAGAAATACTTTGGAGACGACAGACCGTTTATGGCGGCTTTGCTTGGGAATATACACGTTGAAAGTGGTGGATCTTATACGTTTGACAAAAAACAAGACGACGGTGGTCCAGGACGCGGAATATTCCAATTTGATTTTCATAAACCATATTACCAAAAATACTTAAAGGGAACCGGATTAAAAGACAGTGTTGATACTCAAGTTCGATACGTCAGGGATGTACTGTATCGGGACGAAGAAACGGCAAAAATCCTGGGTAGAAATGTAGTTGGTGCAAATAAAGCCAAGAAAATCAGAGGGTTACTGAAATCTACCAGTGACCCATATGAGTTGTCCGGGATTTTCCTGGACGAGTTTTTGAGACCCAGCAAACCGCATCGTGAAAAAAGAATGCTAGCAACTAAGGCATTTGTTTTCAAGCACGTACCCGCTAAGTAATTTATGGAAGAAGACATCAAGGCACTAAGCCAACACGAAGCGTTTGCACGTTTCATTCAAACAATAGAAGCAGCACGAGAAGAGTCCATACAGGATCTTAATGGGGCCAGCACTGAGGGTATACAACAGCTTGCTGGGCGCATCTGCGCATACGACGACATCCTTGCACTAGTCAATTGGGGGTCGCTACGCAAACAACACCAACAATCGCTTGTTTAGTGTGTTATAATGAATTTATCGCTATCGTCTAGCGTTGTAGGACGGACAATCTATGGAAACTAATCACCCAACCGCTAACGCCGACGCGGAACCAAGTTCGGTGGACAATACATCAGTGGCGCAATTTGCAATGCGCCGCTTGGGAGAAGGCCAGGAGGAAGCGCAAAATTCGCAACCAACTGAACCGGAAACCGAAGAATCGCAGGAGGTAGAAGAAGTTGCGGAGGAGACAGTCGAGAGTGCTGAACCCGAAGTAACGGAATCAAATCCTGATGAAGTTCTTTCACAGTACGAACTCGACGATATGTCGGAGGAGGAGTTGCGTGAACTGAGCCAGAAACTTGGCAGTAAAGCAGTTGCTCGTTTTGGTGAGCTTACCGCAAAACGGAAGGCAGCCGAGGAACAACTAGCTAAACTCCAGGAATCATTACAGCAACAAGCCAACAACCCACTTAACCAATCTGCTGAGGTTAAAGACAATCCGTTTTCTGATATTGAAAACATTGAAAGTCTACAAGCAAAATCTCAGGAGGTTAATCAGGTTATTGAGTGGGCTGAAGAGGTTTTGTTTAACTCAGATGGATATGGACCAAATGACGTTGTAACGAGTGTAGAAGGACAGGATCTAACAAAAGCTGAAGTGCGTCGTAGTCTTATGAACGCACGAAAGGGAAGGGATACATACCTACCCGATCAACTCAAGTCAATCCAGTCCAAGGAACAGGCGGTACAACTACGTGAGTCTTTAGACACTAGAGCCAAGCAGGAATTACCCTGGCTGGACGGTGAGCCTAATGACACGCGGCAACGGTATCAGTCCATGTTAGATGACCCTAGACTCGCAAAAGTCATGGAGGTTGCTGACCCGGACATTTCCGCCCAACTACCATACCTTATGGCCCATGCTGCTAACAGTATGTATGGACGTAAAGTAATTGCCGACAAACCAAGCACACGTCTAAACCCGCCGAGCCAACCAAATTCGACGGCTGCGCAATCAGACAAAAGTGCCAATCCAAGAGCGAAGACTATGAAGGATCTCACCAGTCGATTCAAAAAATCAGGCAAGAAGGGTGATTTCATAACTCTCAGAACTCTACAATTACAAAACCGCTAATATCCTAATATCATGGCTGTATCTAATACATTCGACACTACAAATCCAGGATCGGCTGTTTCTAATCGTGAGGATCTTACAGACGTATTGTCCATCCTTGCGCCCGAAGAGACACCCGTCCTTTCATCCCTCAACAAGCAAAAAGCATCTGCTACATTTGTTGAGTGGACCGTTGACACACTAGCAACTCCTAACGCAGACGGCATCGCAGAAGGTGCGGACGTTTCTTCCTTTACGGACAAGTTCTCAGGACGCGCACGTCTTGGTAACTACGTACAGAAGTTCCGTCGTGACTATCTCGTTTCCGACCTTCAGGAAGCTGTTGACTCCGTTGGCCCAGCAAAGATTGCTCAAGCCGAAGCGAAGTCCATCCGCGAACTGAAACGTGACGTTGAGCTTGCTCTTTGCTCCGAGAACGACCGCCAACAAGAAAACGGTGCAGGTAATGCCTACAAGCTTCGTGGTCTTGGTAAGTGGCTTGAGTCCACTGCTAACACAGGTGGTGCTGGTGCATCTACTGACATTCCAGATGATTTCAAGACACCCGCAGACAGCATTAACGCTACTAGTGACGCACTGAGTGAAACTGATTTTAATTCAGTTATTACCTCCATCTACCGCGAAACTGGTGCTGTTGATTCCCTGATGCTCATCGCTGACACTGCGCTTCGTCGTCAGATTTCTGACTACGCTCGTCTTGGCAACCAAACAACTACCGTTCGTAATGTAAACTACGATGGTGGTTCTGCGGAAATCAAGTTGTCCGTTGAGTTCTATCAATCCGATCACGGTCTTGTTTCTATCGTAAATGCTAACCCTGACTGTATGCCCGCTACAGCGGAGCCAAACAACCAAGGTTACCTTGTTAACCCTGACTATGCTGGTATTCACGAACTGATCCCAATGGGTTCAACTCGTCTTCCAAACATGGGCGGTGGTGAGCGCGGTTATGTTGACTGCTCGCTTACTCTGGGTGTTTACCACCCACAAGCGCACGGTAAACTCACTGACGTAGCTTAATCTTAACAAAGGAGATATAATACTATGGCTAAGAATAACAAATCAACTAGCTTAACAACTAGTGAAGCAGCGTTTGGACGTACAGGTTTCCTGCACTTTGACTTTGAGGATCTTCAATCAACTGGATACTTATCCAGTGGGGCCTCTGGTTTAATGGGTGCAGCAGAACAAATCGTTTTAGATGTTGTTAAACCCGGCGAATACATCGAATATGTCACCGTTACTGCTATTACGGCAGCAGGAGGTGATACGGACTTCACAATTGATGTTGGAACAGGCAATCACAGCACAACTGCCCCTGACAACCTTCTAGATGCAGGTGCATTGGGTGGTCTTGCTGCAAATGCTAGTTTGCACGGTCTCGGTGTAGCGGATTCTTGCAATACATCAAATGCAAACGTAGGTTTGTTGATGGAGTTTGAATCCCTTACTGTTGGGAACTTAAATGCTGGTGAATGGGTAATTGCATGGAAAAAGGCTTCGGCCCCACTTGCTCAGACACAAGGCTTGGGTGACTAATTAAATGATTCTGGTTGGGGGTGGCTGCGTAGCGGCCACTCCCTTCCTTTCAATCTATGGAAATTATTACTAAATTACCCCGCTACTCTGATGGCGAGGTGGACCGCGCCTTTATGAAGGAAATCCAAACTGGTTTCCGAATGGAGGCAGTACAGGCCGAGGACCGCGACAAGAAAGCCCGCAAGGAGGCTAACAAACTCAGGGGTAAAACACACCCTACTCTGGGCAAATGCGTGGCTGTAATGCACCCCAGGGACTTCTTCCGGCTTACCAACAAATACGGCCACAAAGAGGTACACTCCAAAGAGTTCCTCAAGTATTTTAACAAACGACATAAAGACCTGTCTCCCAACAACGCATAATGCAGACAAGAACCTACGGCGATTTATTTAAACTGATCCAATCCCTTTCTGGTGTTGGGTCATTCGCTGCTTCCGAGCAGGATGATATAGCGAACTTCATCAATCGTCGTTACTTTGAAGCATATAGCACAAGCCAGGGTTGGCCCCGGTTT